CCGCATGGCCGTGGTGGAGGGCCGCTTGCAGATCCGGGACTGGAAGGACAAGGACGGGAACAACCGGCGCTCCGCTGAAGTGGTGGCGGAGCATGTGTATTTTGGCGATAGCAAGCGGTCCGAATCGGACACGCCGCCTGCGTCAGGGGACTTCCGGGAGATCCCGGAGGATGAGGAAGGAGAGCTGCCATTTTGAGAGATCAAGAACTCGTAAATGCGCTGCGTGAGCACGCAGATTGGTGGGAAAATGGGGACATGATGGATCCGCTGGGAGGGCTGGAGAAAGACCTGTTTGCAGCCGCTGACCGGCTGGAGAATCAAAACGCACACATCGCGGCGCTCCAGCAGGAAATTGAGAAGCTGCGGGGGCAGAATAGACAACTGATGCTTGAACGCAACTATGTTATGTCGATAATTGCGGATGTTACCAAAGCCGGAAAGACGTGGATGTGCCAGTATTGCGCTCATTGCAAGGGCACCGTAAGCGGCATGGCTGACTGCGATTCCAAGAAGCTGTGTGTTATGCCATATAGTCAGTTTGAGCTAAAAAGGCCGGAGCCGCCGGAGGAGGAAAAATAAATGAAAAGACTGACAACTAATTGCCCGGATAACAACCTTGATGCCGCCCTGAATCTGTTTTACATCAAAGACTCCGAGACGTGGGTACGGGGCGGAGGTGATGGTCCGGATTACCCGGACATCCGGCTCTACGATTTTATCCGCAAAGCCGCAAAGATTTTACTGCCGGACTTGGACTTCCCAACAGATGATGACGGCGTAGACTATGCGATGGGTGAGCTTTTACTGGACGGTCCTGATGAGCCAACAGGATTGCTTGCCCTGCTATATACCGCAGCATGGTCATACGCAGAACTGCGTGGCAGGCTCATGCAATATGAGGACACGGGCCTGGAACCTGCGATGTGCGCCAATTACAAGACGTTTGAGGATGAGGCTATCAGTAAGGGCGTGCCATTCAAACGCATTGTTGCGCTGATGGAGGCCGACAGAGCCGGTCGGCTGGCGGTGCTGCCGGAAGGGCCGGAGGTGAAATGATGGATGCGGTGAAGTTTGTAAAAACGTTGGGCAGAATGTGCAACGCTGAGTGCATCAGATGTGAGTTTTGGAAAAGAAGAAGCAGTGGTGAATCCTGCACTTCCTGGCAAAAAACCCACCCGGAGGAAGCCGTTGCCATTGTGGAGCAGTGGGCAAAGGAGCACCCCGCCAAAACCCGCCAGAGCGAGTTCCTGAAGCATTACCCGGAGGCGGAACTTGCGCAAGACGGTATCTTAATGATATGCCCGACTTCGATCTCTGCCGCGTATAGGGAAAAAGATGGGAGTTGCGACAGCCGTTCCGACTCGTGCACTGAATGCCGCCGGAAATTCTGGCTTGCGGAGGTGGAATTATGAAAAAATGCACCGGTGAAAACTGCCCTATGCAGATGGGCTATGACTTTGAAAACTGCGCCGCAATCGAAAAGTGCCCGTATCGCACGTGGCCCGTTACCATTGCCGACCGGATCCGGAGCATGACGGACAACGAGCTGGCCGGAGTGCTGTACGATTTCCGGATGGATTTCATCGTGAAAGGCCTCTCTGGTGTTTCGACGATGCCAGCAGATTTTCGCGAAATTAAAAAATGGCTTGAAACCCCGTGGGAGGACAAGCCGTGAGCGAGGCTCAGAATGGAGTGAATGTGATGGAAAGACTGACTTTTGACGGGAATTTTTGTGACATTGCGCAGTGTACAAGCACCCCGGGCGGCAGCTTTTGTGAGGATGGTTCCTGCTCAGCGCGTAAGGTATGGGAACGGCTGAAAGCCTACGAGGCCACGGAGCTGACGCCGGAAGAAATCGACATGGATCACGAAGCCGCAGAGCAGCTCCGCCATCTGTGCCGAGACTGCGATCTTGAGCAGTTGGAGGAACTGGCCGAGGCCGATAAGGCCGGTCGGCTGGTAGTGCTGCCGTGCAAAGTGGGCGATACGCTATGGGTGACTGGCCGTGACAATGTGCCGCGAGAAATGAAGCTTGAAGCCCCGGACATCAGAACTGTTTGCACGGATGAGGATAATCTGTGTATGTCAACGTGCAATCGCAAGCCGGACGGGTTCTGCGCGTATCGTCTGCGTAATGATGGTGCAGACATCGGCAAGACCGTATTCCTGACCCGCGAGAAAGCGGAGAAAGCATTGGAGGCGATGAAGGATGAGTAAGGCTGTTATGCTGAGCATCCGCCCCAAGTGGGTGGAGAAGATCGCCAACGGCGAAAAACCCATCGAGGTCCGAAAGACCAAGCCGAAGCTGGACACGCCGTTTAAGTGCTATATCTACTGCACGCTGCCAAAATATCCGCACGAGGACTTCATTTCGACGGACTATCCAATGCCACAGTTTTACGGCGGCGGCAAGGTCGTCGGGGAGTTTACCTGTGAGCGGGTCGTCCCGATCACATACGATGGCGGCAGGCTATGGTGTCCGACAAATGCCGCCTTTTCCCCTGCGACGTGCTTATCTCAGGCAGAAATTATAGCTTATATCGGCGATAAGGGGCGTTGTTACGGCTGGCACATCTCCGACCTGCTGATCTATGACCAGTTGCGCGAACTAAGCGAGTTCCAGCGTGCAACTGACCCGTGCGATTCTTGCCATGCAGAATACACATGGGAATGCACGGACTGCAAAAAAATTGGCGGTAACATTAAGCGCCCGCCCCAGAGCTGGTGCTATGTGGAGGCGACGAAGGATGGATGACTTAAAACCGTGCCCGTTCTGCGGCGGTAAACTGAACTTTTACCGGGAGAAATATGTGAATCGTTTCGGAAAGCGCATCATTAAGCAATACTGGATGCACGATGATACAGATTGTGTCCTTAACGACATAAATCAGCCTTTTGTTTTGGAGGCTGGAGACGCAAATCCGGAAACGGGTTATCCGGGAGAGTATGCTGAAAAATGGAACAGGAGGGCTGAGGATGGATGTTGAAAAGAAAAGAGATAAACTGCTTGCGATTCTCGCAGAATTGGATGCCGAGATCCAGACCCTAAGTGATCGCATCATAAAAGCGCGTGAGGACTTGGTGAACGTTTACACGGTGGATGATGCGAAACGGTTTAACGAGAACCATGACCTTGAGAAGGGCCTAAAGTACATTCGACTGTTTTAGGAGGGCTGACCATGGATGAATACATTAAGCGAGAAACTGCCGTAAGAGCGGTGATGGCGGCGAAATGGGTGGACGGTTCCGACGGTGCCATGGCAATGGAGATCGTTGCCTCGCCAGCAGCCGCCGACGTGGCCCCAATCGAAGCGCTGGAGCGCCTGCGGGACGAGCTGTGCGCGCAGGACCTAATCACCTTGGAGGGGCTGAGAAAACTGAACACGTTGATTTGTAAATACACAACGGTGCATGACGGAGGTGCTGACCATGAGACTGATTGATGCGGAGTTATTGGAAGAACAGTTTGGAATTTCCGATGCAGATATTTTAGCAAAAGAAGAAATTCGATTCGCCCCCACTGTGGATGCCGTGCCGGTGGTGCATGGGCATAGGGTTGATGACGGGGGGTTCTACGCCAGATGCTCTCAATGCGACGGGGTACTGCCTATTTGTGCCAACTACTGCCCCAACTGCGGGGCCAAGATGGACGGCAAGAGAAAGGATGGCGGGGATGGCTAAACAGTCCGGATACTTGCAACGGCGGGAGGCGGAGCTGGATGCCACCTTCAACGCCGGGGCGGCGATGGCGATGCAATTCGCCATGGATACCCTTCAGATGGCCCTCCACCAGACGGAGGGCTGGGGCTACGATCGGATCATGCGGATCACCCATAACTGGGTTGCCGTTCAGCGCGAGTACAAACCGGCGCTGGACTGCCGGAACCCGGAGGCAGACGTCCGACAGGAGCACATGGATCGGGTGCTTGCGGAGATCATCGGCGGGAAGGCGGAGCTGATCCGGTTCCCGGACAGATACAAGGATCTGAAAAAGATCAAATATGGGAGGTAACCTATGAGCTCTGACAAAAAAATCCTGAATATAGCCGAAATCGGGACTGTCCCGTATCTGGGGCTTCCAGAATGCAAAAATTGTTCTGAAAAGCGGTCGGAAGTGATTGAGCAGCGGATCTATTGCAACAGCTCAGCTGTTGTGACCGACACACACCTGCAATGCTCAAAGCTCCCGATTTGCCAGAACCTCAAAAGCCGTTGGCTGATAAACAATGGAGAGGAGTAAATTATGAGCGCACTGGCGTTTTTTTTAGTCTTGGTAGCACTGATCATTGATGCCGTATTGTTTTTTACTATAGGCGCGATTTATGGGCTTGCTGCCAGAATCAATCAACTTGAGAAAATCGGCTATAAAGTAACAAAAAACGATGAATGATCCATATGTATGCGTCAGGCAGCGGGCGGGGCCGTTGGTCAAAGCGCTGGTGACGGACAACTACGGATATCTCCGTCGCTACGGGCCGGGAGCGGTGCGGGGCCGGTGCGGGCCGGCCCTCAGCCGCACCACCGTTGACAAGTTGGAGCTGCGGCTTGCGCTTTTTGGCTATGACGGTATTTTTTACACGCTGACCTTTGACGATGACCATCTCCCGCCGGATCGGGCCGGGGTGGATCGGATCTGGGACGCATTTGCGAAGCGTCTCAGGCGGTGGAATCGCGGGCCGGTGGACTACTACGTTTACCGGGTGGAGGGCCTCCACGGTGACCACCGTTACCACATCCACGCATTTCTGCGTGACCAAGATTTCCCACCTGCCGTGGTGCAATACCTCTGGACCTGGGGCAATGCCTACGATGTGCGCTGGGACCGGGCGCGGGTGCTGTCAGAGGGCGGCTACCGTGGGCTGGCGATCTATTTCACCAAGGAGGTCCCGGAGGTGGGGCGCCACCCGTGGGGCTGCTCCAGGGCACTGAGTAAGTACCTTCCGCCTCCGGAGGTGACCACCTGCAAGAGCGGCATGGTGCGGCTGCCCAAGGGGGCTACGCCGCTGCCC